GGGACGAAGGGCTCCAGCTCCGCCATGCCGGGAATGCTCGCCCTGGGGAACGCCATCATGTCCACCCCGTCGGGCAAAAAACTGCCGGGGGCACTCCGCATCCTATCTGTCGATACGGCGAAGGCGAAGGATCAATATCACTACCGCCTCAAACTCGCCGCAAAGGACGACACCCGGATGATGCCTGGCGCGGCGTTCCTCCACGGCGAAACGGGGGCCGACTATGCCGCCCAGATCCTGGCCGAGGAAAAGCAGCTCACCGACCGGGGCGGTGAGGAATGGGTAAACCCCCACCACCGGGCAAACCACCTCCTCGATGCGGAGATCCTGGCGGGGGCCTGCGTAGAAATGGAATTCCCGGGCGGGGGCCTGCGCCTCGTGGCGGCGGCATCGTCCGCATCGAGGTCCGGCGATCCGGCAGCGCCGGGAACACGAAAAACAGGACGACGGGTTATCAGCGGTGGAGTAAAAATCTGATGGCTGCGAAATCCTGCAAAATTCTGACAAGCAAGGAGGAAATAAAGGCATATCTGGGGGGGATCTCAAATCACCTATTTGCCAAGTATATCAAATCAGGGATGCCGGCGCGTTACGAAGATAATCGTTGGACAGCCCATACTGATAATATTGACAACTTTTTTATGGCATATACAAAGGTATCAATGTGTAAAGTTATTGATCAAATATCAGATAGCAATGACGGCGATTAACCAGGATTTTTTAACCAGCAAAACCATGTCAAGAAAAATAACCCACCAATAAGGCACCAATAAGGCACCAATAAGGCACCAATTACAACCGAACCCCCTTTTCCCGTAAAAACCCATGATATAGTGCATGCACAAAAAGCGACCACTATATCTTGGGGGCAGAAATGGCATTTACAACCTGGACGGCATTAAAAACCCAGATCCTGGACGACATCGCCGCCGGTTCAATTCTCACCAGGTCCTATTCCATCGGCACCCGCAGCCGGACCTTTACCAGCATGGCGGAGGTGATCGACTTCCTCAAATTCTGCGACTATCAAATTACCTGTGAGACGACATCCCGCCGCGGCCCGACGTTGAAAGGAGCAACCCCGACATGAGAGAGGTTCGGGTAGGGCGATCCAAGATTGAGGTCCGGGAAAACATTATCGATCATATCGTAAATTGGCTCGATCCCGTGCGCGGGCAGCGCCGCCTGGCCGCCCGCCTTCGTCTTGCCCTGGCCGGCGGATATTCCGGGGCGTCCAAATCAAAAAGATCGCTCATGCAGTGGACCACGGGCAGCCGGGACGCCGATTCGGACATCCTCTGGGACCTGCCCACCCTACGCGACCGCAGCCGGGATCTCCTCCGCAACGCGCCCCTGGCGACCGGGGCCGTCAATACCGTGATCACTAATACCGTAGGGCAGGGCCTCCGCCTCCAATGCCGCCTCGATCGCGCTACTCTGCGTCTGACCGACGAGAAGGCCGAGGCTTGGGAATCCGAGACGGAGCGCGAATGGGGGCTCTGGGCCGAAACGCAGGAATGCGATGTTGCCCGGACGCTGACTTTCGGCGACATTCAGGAGCTGGTCTTTCGCCAGGTATTGGAGAACGGCGATGTTTTTATCTTGATGCCCCGATTCGTGCGGGGCGGCTACCCTTACATGCTCCACCTTCAGGTAGTCGAAGCCGATCGCGTCTGCAATGCCGACTGGGCGCCCGACAGCGACATCCTGGCCGGCGGCGTCGAAAAAGATTCGTATGGCGCCCCGGTGACCTATCATATCCTGCGGCAACACCCCGGCAACATGCTCTTTGCCACGAAAAGGGATTACACGTGGGAAAAGGTGCCGGCCTTCGGACGCAATACCGGGACACGGAACGTCATCCACCTCTATCGCGTCCTGCGGCCCGGGCAGAGTCGGGGGGTGCCCTATTTGGCGCCGGTCATCGAGTCCCTGAAACAGCTCGATCGCTATACGGAAGCGGAGCTGATGGCCGCCGTCGTGTCCGGCATGTTTACCGTGTTTGTCGAGACGGAGCGCGGTGATGCCAATTTCGGCATGTTCGCCCCCGATGCGGAAACCGGTGCCCTGACATCCGACGAGGACTACAAGCTCGGCAACGGGGCCATTGTCGGCCTGGCTCCCGGCGAAAAAGTCTCCACCGCCAATCCGGGCCGGCCGAATCAGGCCTTTGATCCCTTCGTCAAGGCCATCATGCAACAAATCGGCGTGGCCCTGGAGATTCCTTATGAAGTTCTCATCCGCCATTTCTCGTCATCATACAGCGCCTCGCGGGCGGCGCTGCTCGAATCATGGCGGTTTTTCCGCAATCGCCGGGCCTGGCTGGCCCGTAGCTTCTGTCAACTCGTATATGAGGCCTGGCTGGCCGAGGCCGTGGCGCTGGGTAGGGTGCAGGCACCGGGCTTTTTCCGTGATCATCGCATCCGCAAGGCTTACACGGGCAGCCTGTGGATCGGCGAGGCCCCCGGGCAGATCGATCCTCTAAAAGAGGTGGATGCGGCCGAAAAGCGGTTGAGCCTGGGTTTGTCCACCCTGGATGAGGAGACCGTGGCGATTACCGGCGGCGACTTCGACCGGAATTATCCGAGGATTGTCAAGGAGCGGCGCATGCTGCAATCGATAGGCATGTGGAGTCCCGGCCAAAACAAAAACGCAGCTACCCTGTCGGGACCCCAGAACAGCGAAGACGAAAAGGAGGGCGAAGAATGAGGCTCCTGGACATCATGACGTCACCCTGGGCCATCATCCCCGAGAAGCTCCAAGAAATCCGGGCAATTTACGAGACCCACATGCGGGGCGAAAAACTGGACCTGCGAGGCTTCAAGCAAGTGAAGAAAGTCGGGAGCAGTTTTACCGGCGACGTCTCTGAAGAAGATTTGCGCGGCTACGCCATCGACCGGGGTGTGGCCGTCATCGCCGTTAATGACGTGCTGACCAAGAACCGGACGTTTTTCTCATATCTGTTCGGCGGGACTTCCATGCGGGACATCGGCGACGCATTCAGGAATGCACTGCAAGACGGGGAGGTGCATGCCATCCTGTTGCATATCGATTCCCCCGGCGGGACGGTGGACGGGACGGAGGAACTGGCCAACACCATTCGGGCGGCGCGGGGGACAAAGCCCATCGTGGCCCTGGCGGACGGAACAATGGCGTCGGCTGCCTATTGGATCGGGGCCGCTGCCGATAAGGTCTTCATTGCAGGAGATACAACGCAGGTGGGCAGCATCGGTGTGGTCGGCACCCATATTGACGTATCGAAACAGGATGAGATGATGGGGGAAAAATGGACGGAGGTTACCGCGGGCAAGTACAAGCGTATCGCCTCGATGCACCGTCCCCTCTCCGAGGAGGGAAAGGCCTATCTCCAGGAGCAGGTGGACGAGATCTATCGCGTATTTGTGGATTCGGTCGCCGATCTGCGGGGGCGCTCGGTGGAGCAGGTCCTGGAAGCGGCAGACGGAAAAATATTCTTTGGAAGGGCGGCCATCGAAAACGGTTTAGTGGATGAAATGGCTGCCCTGGAAGACATCATCAACCAGCTAAAGGAGGACAACCTGATGAATTTGGATGAACTGAAAGCAAAACATCCTGATCTTTTTCAGTCGGCATACGAGGAAGGGCATGCAGCCGGACTCTCGGAGGCCCAGGAGCGGATCAGGGCGGAGGCGTTCGCTGCCGGCAAGGCCGAAGGCCTGACCGAGGGGGCGACGACAGAAAGGGATCGCCTCATGGCGATGGATGACAACCTCATCGAGGGGCATGAAGAACTTCTGGCCGCTTGCAAGAAGGACCCTAACTGTACGGTGAACGAATTTCTGCGAAAACAGACCCAGGCCGAAAAAAAGCTCCGGTCGGAAGAGCTTACCAAACTGAGAAATGACGCGATTTCACCCGTCCCCCATGCTGCCCCGCCCATTCCCGGTGCGGATGGAGGAGACAGCGCCCTGGACTCCCTGCCCATCGAGCAGCGAGCTCAGACGGAATGGGACCGCAATCCGTCCCTTCGTCATGAATTCGGCGATAACTACGGCGCTTATCTGGCGTTCCAAAAGAACGTAGCAGCGGGCCGGATCAAAATCCTCGGTCGCAAAGACCGATAAATAAAGGAGGAAAAAAAAGATGGCACTTACAGCAGATACTCCGAGAGCTTATGAGCTGGGCAACATCAACGAATTGCCCGTAAAAGGCTCCACAAAAATTTATGAAGGCGCGGCGGTGGGCGACGCCGCCGCCGGATATGTGCGCGGCCTGGTGGCCGGCGACCCCTTCCGTGGCTTCGCCCAGCGTCAGGCGGACAACAGTTCCGGTTCCGACGGCGACATAAAAGTCAAAGTGATCACCGAGGGCCTGATCAGACTGACCATCACCGGGATCGCTATTACTGACGTCGGCAAGCCCGTCTATGCCAGTGCGGATGGGACTTTCACCCTCACGGCGGGGTCCAATAGCCTGATCGGTTACGTCCATCGGTATGTCACGACCAATACCTGTATCGTCGCGTTCAGCGACAAGGGCGAGGATTCCGCGGCGTCCGCGGCGGCGTCCACGGCAGACAGCAAGGCCGTCTCCAACTCGGTTATCGCATCGGCTAATCTCAGCACCGGGGACAGTAAGGCAGTTTCGCTATCAACGATCATTTCCGCAAACCTGTCAACGGGCGACAGCAAGGACGCCTCTCAATCCGCGCTGATCAGCAACCACGAATCCAGAATGGCTTCGCATAGCATTTAAGGAGTGAGAACGTGCGTATAGCCCACTGGACAGAGCATATCGGGTCGGGAATGAGCAGGGTGGCAGAGGACATGGCGGCCCAGGAGCGCCTATTCGGCCTCGATTCCCATGTCTTCAGCCCATTCCTGGCGGTGGGCGACGATGCGCGGCAGGCCGACATTCATGTGATCCATCAGCACCTTCCGGATGAATTCCACGGGGAAAGATTCCGGAAGGTCTATGTCACCCACGGGACGCCGGAGCATGTCTTTCAATCCTCCGTCGAGGCGGGTCTGAATATTGGCTATGGGGCGAGCGATCCCTTTATGATCGCCCAGTACTGGCTGAAAGCCGCCGATGCCGTCATCACATTCTGGCCGCGCATTCAGGCGATCTGGCAGGATCTCTGCCAAAAGCCAAAAAAGGTTGACCTTGTTC